TTTAATAAAATTAAACTAATGGGCCAATTTATTTCACTACTTGAATTGATCATATTTATATTAGCAAGTTTAACTAGCTTACTAATTTATGTATTAATTAAAACAGTTTACCAAACATTAAAAAATAAATAAAACAAAATGACAAACACACAAACACAAACAGAACTAACAGCAAAACAGGCTGAAAAATTAGCAAGACAAGAGGCTAAAAAAGAAATAAAAAGACTGGAAAAGATTGAAGCTGAAAAGAAACAAAAACCAGTAAAGGAAATAACCTTTTCAATTGAATGGAGCAAAGGAGGCAATCCTACATTAGAGGCAAGAGCTTACCACGTTGATGGATCGACCTCATATGTTAAAGCAAGAGCTGGAGGTTGGGGCTATTGTAAAGAAAGTACCGTAATTGCCGACGCCTTTAACAGTTTATTAAAATATAAACTATATGAAATACAAGATATTGAAAAATTGCCTTACGGTATTTACATAAATAAAAATAAATACACTGGATATTCTGGAGGTATTGGCGTTTCTTGCTATTATTCAATATCCGAACTAATTGGCGGAAAGTTCGAAAAATTAGCAAGCGGGAAATCCTTCGACGCGTATAAATTTACGATGAATCAATAAATAATAATTTAACAAACAAACAAAAAAACAAACAAAATGAGAAAATTTAATTTAGTTGCAGGCCCTAAAAACAGTTTTCGCCCTGCATTCGAGTACATTCAAGTAAAAAACGGCTTTACTTATTCAACGGACGGTCACAAATTGGTAAAAATACCAATTAAAGAGGCCTTCGGATCATTACCAGCTGAAGCCCCTTCTGAATTTTATTTTAAGGCTGAGGCCTGGAAAAAGGGTAATTTTTATAAGGCCTTATATTACAATATTAAAGATAATTATCTGGAGGCCTTCGATAAAAAAGGAAAGCTAGGTATAATTGATATTTTAACACTAGATCAATTTAGAGATCAAATTGGCGGTAATTATCCAGACTGCGAACAAGTATTACCAGGAGATGAAAAACCAGCCGAAGCCGTCGATCTAATTAGCTTTAATCCTTCATTCCTTCAAGATCTTTGCGAAGTATTTAACCAACCTACAAATAATTTTATTTATACATTTTTCGGTAAAACTAAGGCTATAAAAGTAACTCATAAAGATATGGAAGGCTTCGGTATCTTAATGCCAATATCTATGCACGACTAACGAGGTTAACTGAGGAGGCTTAAAATAGCCGAAATAAAGGCCCCTTAATTGGGGCTTTTATATTAACCAAATACCAAAAAAATGAATATTTATCAATTGGGCGTAATTATTGAAAAGCTAGAAAAAGAAAAAAGAAAAGAGGACGAAAATTTATTAGAATTTTACAAAAGTTTATATTCTCAAACTATTAAAGAAATAGCCAATAAAATAGCGGATGAATTAGGCCTAAATTAAGCCAATTTAAGGCCTTAATTTTATTTTTGATATCCTTATATTAATTTTAAAAGTTAAGCCAAATTTGGGGCTAAAAATAGCCTTAAAAAGCATTTTTATGCTATTGTAAGCTAAGCAAATTGTAAAATATCAATGTTGCAACATCAATGTTTAAACATTAGTTGTTTATGCAACTAATTGATAAATTTATGATATGCCAAAAACCTGCCAAAAACCCTATGCAAAAACTCCCCAAAAACCTGCTAAAAATCCCCTAAAAATCCCACAGCCAAAAATCTGGCAAAAATCTGGCAAAAACCTAACAAAAATCTTGTACGGAAGATTACCGTACAAAAAACATTTAACTTTTAGTTAACAAAAAACCTGCTAAAAATCCTCAATAATAACAAAAAACCATTAACTTTGCTTAACAAAACAAAAAACCATTAATTATGACCAAATTTGAATTTATCCAAGAAACTAATCCAGTAACTGGATATGTTAGATACTGGACCGAAAAAGACGGTGTCTATGTAGATCACACAATCTCTGATCGTGAAGAACAGGCTTATCAAAGATTTATTTCTGTTGCTAGTGGCATCCCATTAAAGCCTAATATTGAAATTAAGGAAACTATTTTTTCATCAACAGAATAATCTATGCACCCTACACCAGCCCATCTAAAACAAAAAGGCCTTAAGGACTACTTTATGATTAGTACCGATAAGGATCGGATTAAAAAAGATTACATCTATCGTGGTATGTTTATCCATTGGGACTCCAAAAAACCCCTAGATAAGTTCTACTACTGGAGAGGTGATTATTTCACATCGATTGAAGGAGCTATGCGTTCCATTGACAGACATTACAAATTATATAAAAAAACAAAAGATGCTAATTAGAGATTATCGTGCCCTACTAAAATACGGCGATATAAAAAAGATATGTGAATTAACAGGTTACACGCCTTATAAGATTCGTACAAGATTGGCTAAGGCCGATGAAGAAATGATTGAGGTAGTAGAAGCCTACTATCGCAAAAGAGTAGAAGAACTTAAAAACAATATTTATGACCAAGCAGAATAGAATTAACTACTACGCAATGCCTGGGCTAAATATTGTATATACGCCAGATAATGAACAAATTATACAGTTTGTATGCGAACAAATGAAAGTAAAGTATAAGAATGTTGTATCTAAAGATAGGTCACGTATTTTAGTATTAACTCGTAATATGTGCTATGCCATCCTAAAAACCTATGTAGGATCTACGGTTACATCAATAGGACGATTATTTTTTCGTGACCATACTACGGTACTACACGGATTAAGGATGCACCAACAAGATATGAAGAACAATGACAACTACCAGGATCAATTTGAAGAAATTAGAATTAAACTTAAATTAAACACACCAAGCAAAAAACCAACAAAGTATGCAAAGCCAATTCTCATCGTGGGATGATTACGAAAAGCGACTATTCATCGCTAAAATCATCCACCAAATTAATTATTCACAAGCTAATCTAGAATTAATGGAATCTATTTTGTCTATATGGCAAAAATTTCCAATTAGAGAAGCAAATTTTATTCAAGAAACTCACTTAAAAAACTTAAATTATGGAATTACAAAAAACTAATCCTTCGTATGAATTAATCAACAAGGATTCAATGTTGCAATTAGCAACGGAATTATCTAAGCTTATAAAAGAAAAGGGCTTATCTTCTAACATTCAAGGTAAGCAGTTTGTCAATGTTGAAGGATGGCAGTTTGCAGGGGCCTCTCTTGGACTTATGCCTATTATTACATCTACACAAGACTTATCCAATGAAACTACCATTAAATATATGGCGACTTGTGAGGTTCGTAATATTACATCTGGTCAGCTTGTTGCTACCGGTATTGCTTTATGCTCGAATGCCGAGAAAACTAAGAGATATTTTGATGAATACGCTATTCTTAGTATGGCACAAACAAGGGCGATTGGTAAGGCTTATAGGAACTTACTTGCTTGGTTAATGAAGGCTGCTGGATTCGAGGCTACACCTGCTGAGGAGATGGACTTTGCAGATGCGAAAGCAGATGCTAGGGCTAAAGAAGAGCCAAAAAAACCTGTTGTGCAAGAGTTAGAAGTAGAAGAAATAGAAATGCCTGAGATTGACAGAGTAGAATTAATTAAGCAGATAACAGATTGCACCAAAAATAAGGAGTTAGTTGATTTATATTACTCATATAAGCAATACATAGATGGCGACCAAGCTTTATTAATGTTGCTAAAATCTAAAAAAGAATCTTTCACCGAAAAAACTAAAAAATAATGAGTACAGCGATATTTTTACCAAAAGTAGAGTTATCTACCTATGAGCCAAGTAAGTTTAACAATGAGCTTATTAAGACGGCTATTGTAGAGCATTTCAAAGAAATAGGGGATAGTCCATTAGAAACATTGGTTCGTATGGATGCTATAGCTCAACTATTTGATGGGGTTCGTAGTGAGCTTAGAGAAATAGTAGTAGATGAATTAGCTAAGTATCCTAATGGCAAGGCAGATGTCTTAGGTAGCGAGGTCACTAAAATAGAATCAGGTGTTAAGTACATATATGACCAAGATTACTCTTGGACTAAGTTAAATAACGAAGTAGAAAGCTTAAAATATGCCCTTAAAGAAAGGGAAAAGATGCTAAGGACTATAAATACACCAATGGTAGATCCAGAAACAGGAGAGATGGTACATCCAGCACCTAGAATATCTACTACAACATTTAAAATTTCATTAAAAAAATGATTTATCAAATAAAAAATACAATAGATGTTGAAACTCCTCTTGGGTACGGAAAAGCAATTGCCTGGATCGATTACGGATCAGATACAAACACAGTTTGGAAAGTCATATTATACGACACAGGTATGGTTAGGAACTTTTACGATGACGACATTCTCGTATATCCCAACGCAATGGATGGAGGAACCATCGATAAAAACTTCTTCATCAAAAGAGGCTTTAAAATTAGTAATCAACAATTTATAAAAGGGCTAAAAAACCACTACAAACCAAATGAGTCAGGAAATCAAGGGACCAGGGAATAATATACCAATAAGAATGGTGTTTATAGACAATAAAGAAGAGGTACATTTTGTTTCTATAGCAGCAGCAGCTAGAAAGACTAATGTGCCAGCACAGACTATTAGAGAGTCTTTAAACCCTCTTGCTAGGAAGAAGTTCTTAGTTACACATCAAAATAAAGAAAGGGTTGTAGCTTTTAGGATACTATCTAATACTTAGTATATTTGCTCTGTAATATGCGACATTACAAAAAAAGAGTTTTTAGGGTGGAAGATGAACAGGTAGTCGCATTACCTGTAAGTCTGAAGCCCTTTTTTTATTATTATGCAACATCATTTTGATACAGAATATGCCTTAAAGTATGGCATTGAAGAGGCAATAGTCATCAATAACTTGCAATTTTGGATTATTAAGAACATAGCTAATAAAAAACATTTTATTAACGATAGGACTTGGACATATAATTCATATAAAGCATTTAGTGAAATATTTCCATATTGGAATGAGCATAAAATGAAAAGAATATTAGACTCTTTAGTAATACAGAATGTTATATTAAGAGAAAATTATAATAAAAGTGGATATGATAGGACTTGTTGGTATGCTTTTAGAGATGAAAATTCCTTTTTGCATAATAGCAATATCCATATTGCAGAATTGCAAGATGGAAGTAACGAAAGTGCTAAACCTATACCATATAATAATACAGTTAATAAAACATCTACTAATAAATTTATAAAGCCAACAATAGAACAAATAAAAATATATTGTACTGAAATTGGTTTTAATTTAGATGCAGAAAAATTTTGTGACCATTATGATTCAAACGGATGGTTAGTAGGTAAAAATCCTATGAAAGATTGGAAAGCAGCTATAAGAACCTGGAAGAGAAATTCTTCTAAATTTAATACAGACAATACACAAACCAAAATAAAGCTTAAATAATGGACGTACAAAACTTACCTAAAAACTTAGAGCTAGAAGAGAATATACTAGGATCTATTTTACTGGACAAAAGAGCTTTGCCTTTAGTAGTTAACTATTTAAACGAAGAAATATTCTATGATTTAAGGCATCAGTTGATATTTAGAACTATTAAGCAGATGTATGATAAGAACATACAAATAGATTTAAGTACTGTTTTTCAACGACTTATAGATAATAAACACTCTGAAGAAGTAGGTGCACTATATCTATCTAAATTAACTAATAACGTAGTATCTACTGCTCATCTAAACACCCACATAGAGGTAGTAATAGAATTATACAAGCGTAGAAAATTAGCAACCTTGGGCCGACTAATGGAGGTTTCAGCTTACGATGGTAGTGAATCTACAGATGATACCCTAGCTACGTTTGGTAAACAACTTATAGGACTACAAGAGTTTGGTAATATATACGAAAAGACTATAGACCAAATTATTATGCAGTTAATTACTAATAGAGATGCAGCTCAAGTAGGACAATTACTAGGCATAAACACAGGTTTTTTAGAGCTAAATAACACTTTATGTGGTTGGGTAAACCCTGACTTTGTAATAATAGCTGCTAGACCAGGAATGGGAAAGACTGCCTTTATGCTTTCTAGTATCTACCACATAGCAATTCAAGGAGGCATTCCTACGGCCATTTTTAGCCTCGAAATGAGCAGCAATCAGTTAGTTGAAAGGTTAGAGTCAATAAGCTCTGAACTGCCTTTAAAACGCCTTAGAATGAATTTACTGACAGATAACGAAAAAGTTCACTTAATGCGAACTGATGACAAAATATTGATGGCCCCTATCTATATAGAGGATATGGGCGGTATTAGTGTAACACAGCTACGAGCCAAAGCAACTATTCTTAAACAGAAGTATGGCATAAAGATTATCTTTATCGATTACCTTCAGCTTATGAGTGGCACAGGCAAGTCAAACCAAAACCGAGAGCAAGAGGTGTCCTACATAAGTAGGAGCTTAAAAGCACTTGCCAAAGAGCTAGAAGTACCTATTATCGCCCTATCCCAATTGTCACGAAGAGTAGAAGAAAGAGGTGATAAGATGCCTCAGCTATCTGACCTTAGAGAATCTGGATCAATAGAACAAGATGCCGATGCTGTAATAATGCTAATGCGACCAGGATACTACGAACAAACCGAGTCAGTAGAAATTGGTGGTAGAGAATATTCTCCAAGTGATTTAGTAGTTTGTAAGGTTGAGAAAAATCGTCACGGAGCTACAAAAA